CGGTCGCAGGTCCGATCCGTCGTAGACCTCTCCGATCGATGCGTTGACCAACGTGCGCGATTTGGCAACATCTGCGCTTTCCTTCGGGACCGATGCACGTCTCGTTGAAACCGTATAGCGCCCACCTGCGCCTTTGGTCATAGAAATCAGGCCAAAACCGCACAGTGCGCGCAGTTCTTCCCTGACGATCTCAAGTTTGCCTCCTGAAGCTTCAGCGACCTGCTTGACCGTCACGTCGCCGCCCATGCGATCAACGAACGCGATGCAGCGGCGCTGGAGTTCAGTGAGTTCCCCACGGCTCATGGTTGCTTGTCCTCATCTGCCTCAAACTCCGCAGTCCAGTCGTCATGCTGTGAAGTCGGAGCGCTTGCGCTCTGCGCCTCTGGCACCGGCGCGTCCACATGCTGCTGCTCGAGAACTTCCCCGGTCTCAGCATCAACCGTCATCACGTTGTCCTGCGGAATCCCGATCTCGGCGTGCTCGTCGGCCTCGATTGCCGTTGCAAGCTCAACGCTGATTGGCAGCCACTTGAACAGGCGGCGTGTCACGGTCTTGAGCGCCATCGCCTCGAAGTGCGTCACCCACGGACCGCTAGACCCGGCGCGGGACTGCGCTCGAACTGCCTCGACCTCGCGGCGGCTCATGACATCGAACTGAACCCCGCCGTCCTTGAGCTTGGCGACCGAGTACACGAAGCGCAGCTTGTCAGGCTGCACCCTGTTAGGGTTGTCGAAGTCGGGGATGTGGTGAAGGTTGCTATCGAGCCCAAGCGACACCTCGAACGCGTCCCCTTCGTACACCGGGCGGGCCTCGATGCTCACGATCTGCCCGCTGCGGCGGGCCAGGTCGATCATGCCGCGATAGCCGACGATGAACTGGACTTCTGTGCGCCCGGCCTTGCGGTTCTCGAAAGGGATCAGGTACGCATGCCCGAGCGGGCCACCCGGCTCCAGCCCAAGCTGAGCGCATGTCATGAGCGCCCCGAGGAAGCTGGTTTGGTCGCAGCGTGCGAGCGCCGGGTTCTTCCGCACCTCGGTCAAGGCCACGCGTGCGAGGCGCTCGGCGGTGACGTGCTTGGGAAGCGCAAGCTGCATCTGCGCCTTGATCTTCGGGTCGGTCAGCAATGCGGCGATGTCGTTGGATGGCTTGCGAGCGGCGGGAGCTTGGCCCGTGACTGCGGCTTTGAGGGTAGTTGCCATGTCAAATCTCCTTCAGGATGAACCGGCGCGAGCCGGGTGTTTCGGTGGTGTGTGCTGCGATAATGTCAGCAGGAGCTTTCAGCGCTTCTGCGACTTCTTTCCAATCTATGCGGCGGATCTTCTTTGATGCTCTCCAGGTCACAAGCAGCTTTCCGTTGAGCATGAGAGCGGATCGCTCTCCGAGTGCGCGTTTAATCTTGTCGGCAGCGTTTTGAAAATCAACATCGGCCTGCTCCATGCGGGCCTTGGCAATGCGCGCTGCGTTGTATGCAGCGAGCAGGTTATCAGTGGCCTCGACGAACTCTCCGTTGTCAGACGGGAACAACCGCTCCACGTCTTTTGCCTTGGCAGGCTCGGGCGGCTTGCGCGTCAGTACGTGCTTGTGCCAAAACTCGTGAGCACGCTCCAGCATCGCGGCGATGGTCTCGTCGTCCGCATAAATGCGCCGGATCACCATACGCTGGCCACCGATCAGGGCGGCAACGTCGCACCACGGCTGGCCCGTGATTGCCATGTACCACATGACTTGTGCCTGGTAGTGGACAGGCACGGCGTCCTCGTCGCCATCGCGGCCCCACTCGCTCGCCTTGAACATGCTGGCGGTCTTGACCTCGAGAATCCCATCCGCGCCCAGCAGCGTGCCTCCGTCCTCAGCCACGCGAACACGACTCCCTGGCGAGACGATGGCGCGGTCGATATTCCCGATTGCCCACTCATGCTCAGGGTGGCGAAGGATGCGGTTGACGCGCTGCACCGAGCGTTCTGTGCGCTCGTAGTACTCGTGGGCCACCACATCCTCCAGCAGCATTCCCCAGCGCACGGCCTCAGCGTTGCAAATATCGTCTTCGGTCGTTTGGCCGGTCTTGACGAACCACACATCGACAGCCGTTTTCCAGGGCGACAGGCCAAGGATTGCCGCGATGTCGGAGCCGCCGATTCCGCTGCGGCGCTTGGATAGCCATTCGTCGCGGGCGTCGGTCGTGATATAGCTGTGCGCGCTCGGTGCTTCAGCATCGGCGACTTGAGTCAATGTCGCCTCATGGACTTGATCTGTTGCAATCCGTTGGCCTTCGGCGAACGCCCGCAGGCAGTTTGAAAAAACAGGGTGAATGTTGTTCACGGTTGTTCCCTTTCATGAAAATACAGATTCGATCTCTTCTTCCAGGCGCTCACGCTCGCGGCTGTTGATCTTCTTTTCGAGCCACGGCGCTGGGCGGCAACGGCGGTCAAGTACGTGGTACTCGATGTCAGGAGGTGACGGCGGACGCCAGAAGTCAGCATCGCCACCAGTGCATCCAATGTCAGCGGGCGCGAAGTAGGTCACGCGCACCACGCACGGGATGCCTGCCACGCGGGTTTCTATGTCCATCACAGCCACCCTGCTGCAATGAGTGCGAGGACAACGACCAGCATTGCCAGCATGAAGACAGTCATGCGATCCTCAGTGAGAATCTCGCTCCGACCGGTGTCTTGACTTAGCAGCGCATCCTGGATGCTGATGGCGTCGCTGTCCATGTCCGGGCGCTGGCGTTTCTGGTATGCAGACCCGATCTTCAGGCCTGTCTTTGTGGTGTATGGTGGTTCCATTACTTGCTCCTTCGTTACGCGGCTTCATCGTGCTGCGTTGACTGAAGTATACACCAATAGGCACAGAAAAGTCTATTCCAGTCAACAAAGTTGTAACGGTGTGTATCTGTAGCAGGCGGCGGCGACCGGATCGTGTCGGCCAATCACATGACGCGCACGTATACTTGAGTCCATGAACTACCGACTTGATACCACCACCGACGAACAGATCGTGACCAGTGCGCTCGCACGCTGCGGCGGCAACGCCCGCGCGCTTGCCCGTGTGCTCAATGTGAAGCCCATGCGCGTGTACAAGTGGATCGAGCGCCGACGCTTGGCCGTGCCTTGGCGCTTGTACCTGTCTGCTGTGCTTGCCGACCCGGCATGGCCGCCGAAGGACAAGCTCTAGAAAAAATCAGGAATTCCCACCTATTCCCAAGCAACTCTGACCTATTCCGTCTGTTCGAGGGAAGGTAGGGCCGTGGCGGCATCTCGGTGTGCAGTCGTGGGCGGCATATCTGGCGTCATGCCATGCCTTCTTGCACCGCCTTGAGCGAAGCATTTAGCGTCGTCCAGTCCGCGTCGTCATCAAGGGTCAAGTCGAGTTCACGGCTCTCGCCAGTCTTCAGGTGCAGCGCTTGGTAATGCGCTTTCATGGCGGGGAGCGTGATTTCCAGGGACACATCCCACGCGCCCAGCGTCCATTCGGCCTGCACGCCGCCATCGGCGGTGGGATAGAGATAAGGTAGCGGCAAATCGGGCGCGTAGTGCTCGTCAAAAGCATGCGCTAGGCGTAACAAAGCGGCGCGTTCCGGCGCCCGCCCCTGGCCATCCAGCCAGCCGTCACGCAGCTTGGCCAGTTCTTCCAGGCGGGTTTCGATGTCCATCTGGTTCAATGTCGTTGCCACGATGCGCTCCCGGCCAGTCCCTGCGCCGCAAGAACCCGGCGCACAAAAAAGTAACCCGCCTGTTTGAGGATGCGCTCGCGCGCATAGCCTTGGCGGGTTTTATTGCTCGCATTGTACAGCAAAAAAATCCCCGCGCTTGGCGGGGATAAGCTGCTGGGGGAGACAGCAAGGAAGGAGGGGAGACGCACCCGATGGGTGTGCTGACATTATACCGTCGGCACGGCGCGGGTCAAGCTCACCTGCCGCGAGCAAAGACGACGGCCGCTGATTCGCTACGCTCAGCGACCGAGACCTCGGTAGGTTTGCACCAGGCGCGGAGTCTACTGCGTGCGGCTCAGCTACGCTGCTTACATCTCAAGTTTTGATGTATGATGTTGCCACCGCAACCGCAACGTAGGAGGTGACATGCAGCAAGCTCAAACCGACGCACTGCGCCGGGCAATCGAGGTCGCCGGTGGGCTGACCAAGCTCTCCGCACTCATCGGGTGCTCGAACCAGCGAGTCTGGAACTGGACCGCAGCCGGACGCGCTCCCGTGAAGATGTGCCCAAGAATCGAGATGGCCACCGGCGTGCCGTGCGAAGAACTGCGCCCGGACATCAACTGGAGCTACATGCGGAAGCGGCTCCAAGGCGGTTCGCAATGAACTACTACCCCTTCCACATCGGGGACTACGTCAGCGCGACCCGGCATCTAAGCTGGGAAGAGGATGCCGCCTTCCGCCGCCTGCTGGACGTGTACTACCTGACGGAAAAGCCGCTCCCGGACGACCTGCGCGCCGTGTGCCGCCTTGTCATGGCGCAGACCGAATCCCAGCGCGAAGCGGTGCGCGTGGTGCTGGAAGAGTTCTTCGAGCTGGCCGACGCCGGGTGGGTGAACAAGCGCGCGGACGAAGAAATCCAGGCGATGCTGGACAAGCAACAGAAGCAGCGCGAGAAGGCAAACAGGCGGTGGGATATGCAGCGCGCGAAGCCCGGCAATGCCGCGCCAGGCAATGCCGCAGCAGGCAATGCCGCAGCATCGCCGGATTATGCCGTGGCATGCGATTTCGATGCCGTGGCAATGCCACCAACACCAACACCAACACCAACACCAACACCAACACCAACACCAACACCAAAAGTAGATAAGCGCACGCAGAGCGTGCGCAATGGCGCGCGCATGGCGCGCATCGCCGGATGCCCGCCCGACGTTGACCCGCAGACGTTCGGCGACTGGCTGGAAGTCCGCAAAGCCAAGAGAGCAGGCCATGTCACTCAGACCGTGATCGACAGCATGAGACGCGAGGCGGGAAAAGCCGGGATCAGCCTGCAAGACGCTGTCGCGCACTGCTGCCTGGCTGGATGGCAGGGCTTCAGGGCGGACTGGTACACGTCGGCGAAGCAGTCTGGCGGGCATCAGACGGCAGGACAGCGGCCGTTTTTCAACAAGCAGATCGCGCTGGAGGAAGAAAACCGGCGCGTGGCGCAGGAATGGCTGGCACAACAAAGGAGCAAGGCATGACACCAAAAGAGCAGGACGAATTTTCAGAATTGGTCTCGGCGGCGATGGCGTACTACGGTGCGACAGCGAGCCCGTACCTGCTGTCGGTGTGGTGGGCGGCGTGCGAGCGGTACACGATGGAGCAGGTGCGTCAGGCGCTCACGCGGCATGCCATGAACCCAGACACGGGCCGGTTCGCGCCGAAGGTCGCGGACATCGTGCGGCTGCTTGAGGGCACGACTGAGGACAAGGCGGCCCTGGCCTGGGGGAAGGCGCTCGACGCTGCGCAGCGCGTAGGGGCGTACTCCGACGTGGTGTTCGACGATCCGGCGATCCATGCGACCATCGAAGACCTTGGCGGGTGGCCGCAGTTTTGCCGGGTCGAGACCAAAGACCTGTCCTACCTGCAACACCGGTTTTGCGAATCGTACCGGGCCTATGCCGCGCGCGGATCGTTCGAGTACCCGCGCAGGCTCGGAGGCGATCGGAGCTCGGACGACGTGTACCGGATGCGCGGGCTGGAGCCTCCAAAGCCGCACGTGGTTGGGGACAAGGCGGCGGCGCGGATGGTGTACAAGGGCGGAGCTACTGGCGGCAAGGCTGTCACAATCGCAGACCTGGGGCAGATAGTCGCCAAGCGCATCGGCGGCGCGGAGCGCGAAAAATCGGCCCTACAAGACGCGATCAGGTCATGACGCTACCCATGTATCAACCATGCCAAAAAAATCGCGCTACTGGCCTGTAAACGCGTCAGAATGGCATTTATGGAGTGCAAAGGATGCAAGCGAGACAAAACGGCGCGGCTGTCGGATGGCCGCATGGTGTGTACGTGGTGCCTGGCATGGCTGACCGAGTGCGAGGCTCGCTATCTGCTGGCGATGCCTCTGGAGGTCAGACGCGATGCGCTGGCTGCGCGGGAGGCTGCGCGCGGGTCGGTCGAGGATTTGAAGGCCGCGATGGAGCGGATGCACGCGCAAAGGCGATCCTCGATGCAGTCAAGGACGGGGCGGAGGTGATGCCGGGGCAGATTCGCTGGGCGCTCAGGCAGACGGGCGATCTATGAAGGAGGGGCGATGATCGTCTCTCTTCCGTGGCCACCACGGGCCACCAGCCCGAACGCCCGGGCGCATTGGGCCACAGTTCACCGCGCACGGTCACGGTATCGGGCGGACGCGCGCATCTTGGCGGTGGCTTCCGGGGCGCGCGATTTTGCGAAGGCTCTGCCTGAAGGCGCTCCGCTGCGCGTCACGCTGCGCGTCTACCCTCCTGACAAGCGCAGGAGGGATTGGGACAACATCGTCGCGTCGCTCAAGTCTGGGCTTGACGGCATCGCGGATGCTCTGAGCATCGATGATTCGCGCTTCCAGATTTCGATTGACATGCTGCCGGAGGTGGTGAATGGAGGGCGCGTCGATGTCGTGGTTGACGCAGACGGCTCGCGCGGCTAGTCGCCATGCCGAAAAGTTTACAATTGGCAGCATGAACGAGGTGACGATATGCCGAGGCTGACCAAGGACACGTGGGCGGATGTGCGTGCGGATCGTGAAGCTGGGGCGTCGTTTCCTGAGCTTGCTGCCAAGTATGGCGTTTCTCACCAGGCGATTCAGAAGCGCGCGAAGGCCGAAGGGTGGAGCGACGGAACCGATGTTGCAGAAGTCATCCGGCGCAAGGTTGCAGAAAAGGTTGCAAGAGTAGTTGCAGGTTCCAACCCGCAAAAACGGGCTGAATCCATAGACGCAGCCGCCGAGAAAAGCGCCTCAGTGGTGCGCATGCACCAGGGTGAGTGGGAAGACCACCGGGCGCGCTTCGGATCTGTTCCGGAGGATTTTGAATCCGGCAGGCTCGCCAAGATCAGCGCGGAAATGCTGCGCATCCGGCAGGACGGTGAGCGCAGGGCATGGGGCTTGGATGAGGCTTCCGCGCAGCCGACCATCGTGATTGAACGCAGCTACGGTTCAAAGTGACCCGCATCGTCATCCCGCCGATTGACCTGCACCCAGGCCAGCGCAGCGTGCTCGAGACACCGGCGCGCTTCAAGGTTATCAGCGCAGGGCGGCGATTCGGGAAAACCCTGCTAGCTGTGGAATGGCTGGCGCTGATGCAGGGCGGGGCGATCGATGGCAAGCCAGTGGCATTTTTCTCGCCATCGTACAAGCTGCTGCTTGATGTGTGGGGCGACATGGAACGCACGCTCAAACCCGTCACGCGCAAGGCCAACCGGACGGAGATGCGCATCGAACTCATGACCGGAGGCGTGATCGACTTTTGGACGCTCGAGGACAAGGACGCTGGCCGTGGCCGCAAATACTCCCGCCTCGTGATCGATGAGGCCGCGCACGCGCGCTATCTGAAGGACGCTTGGGAGCGGGCAATCAGCCCGACGCTGACGGACTACAGCGGAGATGCGTGGTTCATCAGCACGCCGAACGGGATGAACTACTTCTACGAGTTGTTCAAACGCGGTGGCGATCTGGCATATCCAGATTGGGCGAGCTTCCACATGCCGACAAGCTCCAACCCGCACATCGACCAGGCGGAGATCGAACAGAAACGCCGCGAGCTTCCCGACCTGGTGTTTCGGCAGGAATACTTGGCCGAGTTCGTCACCTTCGGCGGTGGGCTGGTGAAGCCGGAGATGTTGGCAGACGCGCCTTGCCCACCAGGATTGCCCGTTGTGCTTGGCGTTGACCTAGCCATCAGCGAGCGAGCAGGGGCGGACTACACCGCAATCGTTGCGCTGGCTCGTGACCCGGACACCGGCATCGTGTACGTCAATGAAGCCGAGCGGCATCGGTGCGGCTTCCACGAGGTACTCCAGCGCATCAAGGCCGCCGCATCGCGCCACAACCCGCGCGTGATCGCGGTCGAGCAAACGCAGTACCAGGCCGCCGTGGTGCAGGAACTTACGCGCACGACAACCCTGCCGGTTCGCGGCATCAGGCCCGACAAGGACAAGGTGACGCGCTTTTTGCCCGTGCTCACGCGGTACGAGCAGCGCATGATCCGGCATGATCCTTCAGGCGTTCCGGCCTGGTTCCGAGACGAATTGCTCTCGTTTCCTGAGTGCGAGCACGACGACGCCGTGGACGCGCTCAGCCACGCCTTTTCTGCGATCGGCATGGCGGCATCGCGGCCTGTCGCTGCTGGTGGGAGGACGTTTTGATGATGCCTGAGATTGTCGATCTGCTCGGGCACGGGGCGGCTGCACGCCTTGCGCTGGCCTTCAATGGCCGTGAAATCCGGGTTCCCGCCCGTCGCCAAGGCCGGACATGGGATGCTCTAGTGCAGGCCATCGGAGAGCATGACGCCGCCCGGTTTTGCGACTACTTCCAAGGCGAGCGACTCTACATCGCCAGCAGCCAGCGGCTGCACACCGAGCACAATCGCCGCCGCGCAGCGGAGATGCGCGCGCAGGGCAAGAGTTGGGCGGAGGTGGCGAAAGCACTCACGCGACCGAGCGGATACACCGAGCGCGGCGCGCGCAAGCTGCTGGAGAAAAGCGGGTCAGCTGCGTTTGCGTCGCTTCCGCTGTTTGACGATGCGCCGGACTTAGTTCCGAACGGGTGACGGCGCGGCAGGCAACATCATCGAGCATCATGGCACAGCAACCAACAGCCTACACCTCAGCCGTCTCCATCGAGCGCGCCCTCGCACGATTCGGCTGGCTCGGGGACGCCGACGAAATCCTCGCTCAGCTTGGTATCGATCGCACCAAGCTTCGGCGGATCGCGGACGATGATGAGGTATCGGCAGCACTCGATACGCGCCGCGATGCCGCTCTCAACACGCCTTGGCGCATCGAGCATGACCAATCGCGTGCCCGCCAGTTCTTTACGGACGCTGCATCTGCCGCAATCCCGGCCATCATGGCTGCGGCTTGGGCATCGGTGCCTTACGGCTACAGCGTGTTCGAGGTGGTCTATGCGGACGCCGGGAACGGGCGCATCGCCATCGGCAGCATCATCGAATGCCCGTTCGAGTGGTTCATGCTGCGGCCTGACGGCTCGCTGCTTTGGCGCAACGACCTAACTCAAACCGACCCGCGTAAGTTCTTTGCCATCGTGCACCAGGGAAGCTTGCGAAAGCCGATGGGCGAGGCTCTGCTGGCAAAAGCCTATTGGCCGTGGTACTTCCGCACCCACGGCTGGCGATTTTGGGCGAAGTTTCTGGAGCAGGCCGCAGTGCCGTTGTTGGTCGGGCGCACGATCTCTGACAAGCAGGCGATGGTGGAGATGCTACGCAGCCTATCCAGCGGGCCGGTGGCCGCGCTCGATCGAGAGGAAGAAATCGTCTCCGTCGATACCCCAGGAAACAGCCCCAACAAGTTCACCGAGTTCGAGATTGCCTGCACCCGGCGCATCCAGCGCCTGATCCTTGGGCAGACGCTCACCAGCGGGACAGACGGAGGAAGCGGCAACCGCGCCCTTGGCGATGTGCACAACGAGATCCGCCAGGAAAAGCGCCGTGCCGATATTCGGCTGCTCACCGAGGCGGTTCAGCGTGTGCTCGATACCTTGGCCGCGCTCAATGCCTTGCCAGCGCCTCGATTCGTCATGGAGGATGAAGCTGGGCTGCAAATGGACCGCGCCAAGCGCGATGAAATCTTGGTCAGGTCTGGCATGCTCCAGTTCACGCGGCGCTACCTTGAGGAGAAATACGGCTTCGAGTCGGACGACTTCAACGAACTCACGCCGGATCAGGCGGCGGCAGTGGCAGACGTTGGCGTCGTGGCCAGCGGAGAACCAGGGCAATCGGTAGGCGCTGGCATGGCCGCAACGTTCGCCACACCAGACGCGCCGCACAAACCAGACCGCTCGCGCTTCACCGAAGGGCAGCAGGCCATCGAGGATGAGATCGAGCGCATCCTGCCGTCCGTCGGCAGCCCGATCGATTCCGCAGCGATCAAGTCCGCAATCATGGGCGCGGAAAGCGTGCAAGACCTGTACGAGCGCTTGGCCGTCGCCATGCGCGATGCCGATACGGCTAAGTTCGGTCAGGTGTTCGAGCGAGCGCTATTCGCCGCCGAAGTCATGGGGTATCTGCATGCAGGCGGCAAAGCGCAAACGGGCGCGGATGCCGCAGCCGCACCGACGGTCAACCTCACCGCGCCAATCACGATCCACATGCCGGAGCAGCAAGCTCCAATCGTGCGCATGGAGGCCGCGCCCGCGCCGATCGTCAACGTCGAGCCGCCTATTGTCAATGTGCAGGTCTCAGCGCCAGAGGTCAGATTCACCGCCGAAGTGCCGCCCGCGCAGGTGGTGGTGGCGCACCCGAACCGCGCCATTCAGACCGTCGAGCGAGATCCGAATACCCTCGAAGTCACCCGCACCGTCACCACCTACGAAACCGACCAACCCAAGGAGTAACCCATCATGGCGATCCAGTTTTCTGTTCCCATCCGCAACGCCCGCCTCGATGCCATCGAGACCGCCATTGGCACGTCCGCTGTCATGAAGATTCGCACCGGAGCAGCGCCTGCATCATGTGCCACGGCAGACTCAGGCACCGCTCTTGCGACGATCAACCTGCCATCGGACTGGATGGACGATGCGGCCTCCGGCAGCAAGAGCATGTCCGGCACGTGGCAGGACACCAGCGCGGACGACTCCGGCACCGCTGGGCACTTCCGCATCTACGCCAGCGACGGCACCACCTGCCACATGCAAGGAACGGTCACGGCGACTGGAGGTGGCGGCGACCTGCAAGTCGACAACACGAGCTTCGCCGTTGGTCAAAGCTTCACCGTCACGTCGTTCACCCTGACCGACGGCAACGCCTAAGCGATCATGGCGATCACCACTCTAGATCAACTGCTCGCTGGTATGCTGCCGCCCGCGTCCATCGTAAAGGCCGCCACGCCAACGCTGACCGCTGGCCGCCCGCACAGCCTGTTCTACCTAGCTGGAGCTCCTGGGACGGCTGCCGCGCCGAGTCCTGGTATGGCTGGCGCTGCGCTCACAAGCTACGCTGGTCAAATACCGTTCCCTGCCGCAGTCTCCAACAAGAACATCAATCTGGCTCGCTTCCAGGCCCAGGCCACCATCGCGGGCACACTGATCCTGTGCGACCGGCTCTGGCACAACTCAGGCCTGAACCTGACATCGACGAGCGCGCAGACCATCAACTCCGTAGCTTGGCCCGCGCGCGATGCCAACGGTAGCAGCAACGGCGCTCAGGTGCTGATCGGACTCGAGGTCACGACGGCGACCGGTAGCGGAACGCCGAACTTCACCATGTCCTACACCAATCAGGCTGGCACGGCGAGCAAGACAGGAACGGGCATTCTTCCAGGAGGCGCATCGTCCCCCGTCGGTTCGTTCTACCCTATGGGGCTGGATGCTGGCGATACTGGCGTGCGCTCGGTGCAGTCGTTCACGCTCTCGGCCTCGTGGTCATCCGGGGCCGCATCGCTGGTTGCCTACCGTGAGATTGCTAGGCTTGAACTGACGGCGGCCAACGTGCCTTCTGCGATCGACGCGATTACGTCTGGAATGCCGCGCATGTATGACAACAGCGTCCCGTTCCTTCTGTTCGTGCCGTCTGGCACGTCATCAAGCAACGTCAGCGGGCAGGTTGTGTATTCGCAAGGCTAACCCATGACTGCCGCCGCGCAGATCAACGGCTGGCTGAGGGAGCGGTACATCAAACGCAGCGCCGCGCAGACCTACGCGCGCATTGCCTGGGGCGACCTGGACGGAACCGAGGCCAAGGTTTGGAGCGCATGGATATTCGGCGCGCCGATCAATGGCACGCTAGCAGCAACCCTAGGCGCGGCATCGGTATCCGCAACGGGCCGCCTTGCGATCAAGGGCAGCGCAAGCGCGACGCTTGCCACCCTGACCGCATCAGGCAGCGCTGCGCTGTCCCTCCTGGCGCAGGGTGCGGCAACGCTCGATACGGCGCTGCTGTCTGCATCTGGATCGATGGTGTCGGTGGTCATCAATGGATCGCTTGACGCCACGCTGGAGCAGGCAACCGCTGCCGCCACCGGGGCGCTGGCGATCAGCGGTCAAGGATCGACTGTGCTGGATGGTGCGGCCCTTTCGGCATACAGCGCACTGTCCATCAATGGGCAAGGTGCCGCCGGGCTTGCAGCCGCTACCGCATCAGCCATCGGCTCGCTTGCCATCCGGGCGCAGGCGTCTGTGACGCTTGCCAACGCCACAGCAGGCGGGGACGGACAGCTTGCTATCGGTGCGCAGGACGCCAGCGTGCTTGATGCAGCGACGATCTCTGCTACCGGCGCGCTTGCCGTGCGAGGGCAGGCAGCAGCGACGCTCTCCGGCGCAGCGCTTGCGGCCACTGGAATCCTGCCGATCCGAGCTCAGGCTTCGCTTGCGCTCGCGGACGCCAGCATGTACGGAGCTGGCAGCCTACAAATCAGTGCGCAAGGCGCAGCTACTCTTGGCGATGCACTGTCAGCCGGTGAGGCCGCCTTGGCTTTGGCCGCGCAGATGAGAGCCGGGCAGCTTGAGGCTGCAGTCTGCACTGCCGACGGTATGTCGGCTATCCGGGCGCAGGGCGCTGCGACTCTCGCTGATGCGTCGTGCATGGCTGAAGGAGCATCGAACAGACCGTCGCTTTCGCTCGCCGCCATCGAGGCGCTGGCTGCTGCGGTGTGGGCGCAGCAACTGCCGCTGCCGGACTCGCCGCCTGCATACACGCCAGGAGCGGGCATGTTGTCCGCCGCTGAGATCGCCCGCGCCGCGCATGCGGTATGGGCGCGGAGCCTGCCATGACGACCGCTGGAGAACGGCTGCGGCAACTGGCTGGCACCGATGGTGCGGCTGGCGCGCTGTTGCTCATGATCGGAAGTGGTGCGACCGCAGGTGCCGCGCTGGTTGACTACTCCGGGCTTCCGATTGGATCTGCTGCCGAGCACTTGATGAAGGACATGGCGCAGCCGTGGCAGGGCGGGACGTTCGGGTTCGGCTATGACAGCGTGCGCCTCCGCAGGCCGCGCCGCAAACGGGAAGATGAATTGCTATGGCTGTGAAGGTTCCATTCGATGATCCAGCGTCGAAAATCATTGCCGATCTGCGCAGTCAGAACGTCACGCTGCCGGAGATTTTCTATGCGCTCGAAGCAGAAAAGCGCACGCAGGCGTTCACCGTCTCAGGCTTGGCGAAGCTTGACCAAATCCAGCATGTTGCGGACGAGCTTGCCCGCCATGTCGCAGACGGCGGCACGTTGCGAGACTTCCAGAAATGGGCCGAGAGCCAAGATTGGTCGCTGTCAAAACCGCGCTTGGAAACGATCTTCCGAAACGCGGTGCAGACGGCCTACAACGCAGGGCACTGGAGGCGCTTTGAGGAAACGAAGGCCACGCGGCCATTTCTGATGTACGACGCCATCAACGACAGCCGCACGCGCCCGTCGCATCTCGCGCTCGACGGCACGATCCGCCCGGTTGATGACCCGTTTTGGGACACCCATTCTCCGCCGCTGGGGTTTCGCTGCCGGTGCACCCTGCGCTCGCTTTCCGCGGACCAAGCGCGAGGGCGTGGTGGAGTGACGCAAAACCCGCCCGCTGAAGGCGTAGCAGACCCAGGGTGGGGAGCGAAGCCTACGGTGTGGAGTGAAACGCTCGATACCGTTTCGGAACAGAAGATCGGCGCGCTCCAGGAATCCATGACAAGCACCGCGCTCAATGCCGGAATGCAAATCGCGGCGGTCGAGATCGTCATTGCGATGATCCGCGAACTACTCGCTGGAGAAGATAGCGCGGGAACCTGATCCAGGCTCAATCAGTGGCATGCGCGCCCATCATAGGGCGCATGAAAAACAAGCCCATTGCGCTGACATTCGCTGCAACTCCGGTAGCTGGATCGCCGCGCCGATTCTCAGGCGTGGCGTATTCAGGTGGCGTCATTCCGAACTACAGCTGGCTCGGAGACGTAGCGATTGATCTCGGTTCGCTGAAAAACGATCAAGGCGAAGAACTGCCCATCCTGGTCGACCACGACCAGAGCATCGACGGAATCGCTGGAAAGGGACGCATCTTCAAAGCCACCGGCGCTGACGGACTTCCGTTCCTATCCGTCGAGGGCGAGCTTTCACAGGCAACCGATGCCGGCACCAAGGTCGCCGCGCTGTTCGCTGAGGGCTTCCCTGTTCAGCTTTCGGTCGGGATGCAGGCAAACGTGCGCGAGGTGTCCGAGCCGACAACGGTCAACGGGCGGGCAATGGACGTGTC